GTCAATTTTCTTTAAATACTCTGGATCTTGAGATGATGCTTTATATACATCCTTGATCTTTCGCATAATTTCAAGCATGTAGAATGATGCATTCTTTTTCTCTTCCATCTTCATGTCTAATACCCACCCATCACTAATCACGCCGCCTGAATATGATGCAGGTAATGCCATTCTTAATTCATTATTTTTCAAAGAAATGTAAACGGCAACAAAGGGAGGATTTGATTTTGTTGCTTGATAAATTGACATTGCAGTATTAAATGCAACGTTTAAGAATGCGTCAACAAGTGCTTTTTGTCCATCAGTTGGATTATTTTCTTCTCGAACTGTTGTCTTCTTTACAATGTCTTTCTCGGACATTACAAGAACTTTATCTACAATTTTTGGTGGAGGTGCTTTCTTTTTACCTTTACCCAAAACGCTACCAATCACGGAACCGATAAAGCCACCGATTGGACCACCAATCGCAGTACCAATGTATGTAAGAGCCGCTGTAGTAGCCGCACCTTTTACGTTACCTTGGAACAATTGTGTGATGGCTGCGGCATAAGGTAATGCTTGTCCTACTGCATATCCAGCAGTACCTACTGCACCCAATGCATTACCTGCGGCTGCCATAGAAGGATAATTCATAGCCGCGAAGAAATTGGATGTTCCCATGAACCCCATATTAGCAAATGTATTTGCCGCAAATCCCGATAACCCTAATCCTCCTGCGGTATTACCAGTCATGCTGTTCATGAATGCGCCGCCAAGCCCTGTGAATCCTCCTGCCGCGCTGAATGCTGAAGGTAAACTCATCATACCTGCGGCACCGGTACTGCCAATACCCATTGCTGTCAGTAATGAACCTCCAGTTGCACCAGCGGCAGCCCCACCAGCGGCAGGTCCGCCTAGAACCGATGGGAACATATATTGCGCGCCTCTTTGAATGCCGAAGTTTGCAATCGCTCTCAAATAAGGATTCTTAATCTTGGATGTAAGTTTGTTCGCAACAAAAGAAACAGCCATGTTTCCTAGGAACGATGTGAAATCTCCACCAAAACTTCCACCCATGCTTCCGCCTCCGCTTGCGCGAGGCTGTGTATTAATTGCATGAACAATCTGCTGTGTCTGATTCTCCATGCCTGCTTGGTTGTTTTGATCGGCTTGTGAAGTTATAGATACGTTTTGTTGAGTGCTTGTATTCATTGCATTCAACGACATACGCTGACCAGAAGCCGTTAAATCATAATTTTGTTTTCCTAACTGATAGGTGCTAGAAATATCAGAGGCAACATCCGAACCAACAAGACCATATCTATTTGTTGATGTTAGAGATAGATCCGGTGTTCCTTGTGCAATAGAATATCTACTTTGTACCGCAGGATTAAAGTCAGGCGTTCTCATTCCATAACTAGGAGCCGCACCAAACGGACCACCCATTGCACTATCAATGCCTCTTGTCGCAAAGCCTGTCAATCCACTTAACATTTGCGATTTAAACTTCTCATCATCTGACGCAAACTCACCTGCGTTGACAACTGATACTAGCAGAACTCCATTGAGAGTTTGTGCGCCTTCAGTCAGTAAGTTATTTGACTTACCAACCATTGTTGTCATCTGAGAAGTTCTAAGTGTTTGTGCCGCTTCTCTTCTATAGATACCACCATAACCACCAGCCGCAATATTACGCATTGACTGATCGGTACCGGCTTGGTCTGGAGTGAACAATCTACCCGTTACCGGGTCTCTCATTTGCTGAGGCGCTGTTCTATCTTCCCAACCAAATATTCCTCTTACGGCATCAGTTGATCTTGCCGCAAAGACTTCAGCCATGTAGCCAATGCCTTCGGCTGCCGATCTAAATCCGTATGATTGTGCAATTGTTTCTGGTCCAGACGCAATGCCTGTTAAACCATAAAGCAATTGCTCCATTGCAATTTGTTTATTGCCTTTTGCTAGATTACCTAGAATCTGTCCAGTAATTGCATTCGCAGATTTTGCATCGCGCCCACTAACACCAGTGAACAGGCTTTGTCCAATTCCAACTGCCATGCTGTTGAGATATGCTTTACCCAACTGAGATACTGCTGGCGCAAGCATACGACCATATTCTTTACCTATGATCTTTTCAAGTCCTTTTGCGACCTTCTTATCAAGGTCAAGCATTCTACCTAATTGATTACCTGCGTAACCAACTCGCATTGCTTCTTGTGCAGATACAGGTGTGCCGCCTGGTGCATAGCCAACCGACTTTAAGAAGTTTGTGCCAAAGTCTTTAAATGCTTTTGTGAGTGTTCTGTCAAATGCATTTAAGAAACCTTGCTGTGCTTTCTTTAGATATTGATCTGCCTCTTCTTCTGGAGATAGAATTCGTCTTGTAGGACGCTCTCTACGTAAGAAGTTACGTGCGGCTAGTCTAGAACTTACAGAAAGTCCTTTTGTTTCTTTTTCTACCTTACCTTGAGATTTTTCAATCTTGGCAAGTCTTTGATTTGCTTCTTCGTCAACAACAGGAAGAGGTGCGTTTGCTGTAGTAACAGATGTGCCGCTTGTTGATGCTACAGAAATTCCTCTTGTCGCTGGTGCGTTTGCTGTAGTGACTGATCTTTGTGCTAAGAACGCATCAACTGCGCGATTGCCAGTTCTTACTGGTGCATCAGGAACATTAATTCCTGGTCTGTTAACTCTTCGTCCTGTTACCGTAACTGAAGGTAATTGTGCGGGAGGCTCGCGTTGCATTGTTGCAAGTTTGGCGGCGGCCGCTTCATACGAAGTTTTAATGTTTTCTCTTGCTAAAGGACTTGTGTTTGGATCATTCGATGCTCTAGCGAATGCCGCACCCAACTGCTGAGTGAGTTGTAGTTGTGCATTATAGTCAGAGCCTTCAACCGGACTTGAAGGTGTCGATGCGGCTGCGGCACGTCCACTTGAAGTGCCTAACTCTCTTTTGGCTTGGTCAATTTTTCTTCTTGCCCATGCTTTTAAATCTGCAACAGTTTTTACTTTAGAAAATACTGCCGGATTTGCATCTCTTTGATCTTTAGCAACAACGTCTGTAAGCAATGCAGTATCAGGTGCCCTTAAAACTCTTGTAGCACCACCAGCACCTAAAAAGTGTGCTAAGTAAATTGAAACATCATCAATTGGAATTTGTCTTGATTGTAATGTTCTAACGTTTGTTTCTGTTAGTTTAGCCATCGCCGCACGTTGAAGTGCAGGACTTGCTTTATAATCATCAAAAGTTTTTCCATAAAGGGCATCACCAGGTTTGGCTTGCGCTACAAGTCCGTTAAATGTTCTAGGAACAAATTGTCCTAACCCATACGCTCTACTTGTAGTTGCGGCAGCATTAGTGCGACCTCCAGATTCTACTTGAATAATTAAATCATTAATATTCTGACTTGCGCCAGATGGCAAATTAGCAGGAGGAGGTACTGTATTTGGGGTAATTGCTGGAGATGATCCAGGTCCGCCAGGATTTGATTGTCTTGCTCCGGTTCTTCCTGCACGATTTTCTAAGCCATATCTACCTTGCGCGTAAGGAGTTGGTCTTTGATATCTTGCTCTTCTAAGTCTTGTTGCCGCTTCAATTCTTGCTCTACGTTCATCTCCACCAGACAAGAATCTAGTTAAGAATGAACGGGATAATGCTCTTTGTCTGTCTTGTGAAGTTACATCTAAATCACCACCAGGAGGACCAGCAAAGAAGTCATAGATATCTGGCGCAAACATAAGGCCTGCGCCAAGTGCTGTGCCTGCCCAACCCCATCCAGGAATTTTAGTAAGAGGATTCATTACGAGTCCGCGACCCAATCCTCCCAATGCACCCAAACCTCTTCTAAAGAGTCCCGGTCTTCTAGCAAATCGACCTGTTTTCGGATCGCGATATGTTGGTCTGCGAGGACCACCACCACGACCTCCGCGTCCACCACCAGCAACAACCCCGCCGGTTCTTAATGACTTAATTCCTTTATACGCGCCATAACCACCCAAGGCTCCACCTAAAATTTCTCCTAGATTTCCTCCGATTGCTCCTAGAATAGAATCAAAAATGCCTCCGCCAGAAGCATTGGCACCGGTTGCGGGTGATCCTGAACCTCCAGCACCACCACCCATTTTCTCAAGTGCGCGAAGAAGTTTTCGATTGAAGTCTGCTTTTTCTCTTGCGTCTTCTTCTGCAAATTGCTCAGTTCTTTTTGCGGCTTGAACCTGCTGACCCATCATTTGTCTTTGCGACTGAACATTCGCATTGATAGCACGTAACTGGCGTGCCATATCAAGACTAATTACATTGTTTGTTGCTTGTTGTCGAACAAGATTTTCTGTTGCCGCCGCTTGTCTCTTACCAACTTCTTTAGACTTTACTTCTTCAATTTTTCCGGCACGTCCACGCATCTCTTTAGCAAAAGCGACACCATGGACTAGCGCAGGCATTTCACGCATAGCCGCGTATTTCATGCCTTTCGCTAATCCTTCTAAACCACTCATCGCACTACTTTTTGCAATGTCTCCGAGTGCTTGTGCGTAACTTCCTAGTTGAGCCATTTTATGCCTTGCCTTTTATGTGCAACATTATCGTTTCCTACCTTGTGCCGCTTGTTGTTCTTGTAATCTTTGGTTTTCTTCAGTCACATGCTGAGAAAGCATCATAAGGTAGATTTCACGTTCAAATGGCATCATATTTTCAATATCAGTCAGGCTATATTTATGATGCTGTACCAATGCGAAGTTTGTCTGGTAAAAGTTTTTAAGACTCTCCTGTCCGATTAGAATACGAAAAAACTTGTCAAACCCTCCAGTGTGATTTCATCATCGCATCCACACTTAGAACATTTCCATTTAACAGTATGCTTTAGTTTTGGCATAGTCTCGAAAAATTTACCACACTTTGCAAATTGATCTTGCGTCATTGAATCAATGAACTCTTGAAGTTCTTGCTTTGTGTAATCTTCTTTTTTGTATACGTTTTCGTTGTCGAAAATATATTCAATTGAAGCAAACATTGCGTCTGCGGCAATATCAAGTTGACTTCTATCTTCACTATTATCAAACGCATCAAGATCAGGAGTTGGGTATTTGAATTTAATTCCAAGTCCAGACTTCTCATCTAAAATGAATTTGTCTTCGTGTTCAATTGTCTTGACAACTTCAACGTCCATCAGGTTAACTTTATGCATTGTTATTGCATCACATTCTTCACCTTTACTGTTCATGCCAGTTGAGTGTCTCATGTTTAATTCAACAAGTTCGCCGATTGATTTTGCGCGAAGTTTCAAGAAAATGTATTCAAGATCAAATGTTGGTAGTTTTTCAACATCAACATCTTCACTCAATACGCAATTCGAAACAATCTGTCTCATTGCGATTACTGTCTCTTTAATGCTTTCGCCTTCAAGCGCAAGCAAAAGAATTTTTTGTTCTTTAACTAAGAACGGTCTGTATTTTACTGGTTGACCTGTAGACGGTAACATCAACTCAAATAAAGGTACATCAATTTTAGGTAGTGCCATAGTTTTTCTCCATTGTTAAAATCATCTTGGTTCTGTAATGTCTTCGTTTCCGAAGGTATAATATCTATAATTCAAAGTTACTCCGAATCTCTGATAAGTGTTTCCTTCTTCCCATGTTGCATTCATAGCAGTTAATGCGATTGGAAAAATGTCATGTAGTGTATAGAAAAATATCACTTCGCCTTGCGGATTTAGTTGACGAATTGTGAGTGAAGTTTTTCTTGCATAATCTTGATGATATGCAATCAATCCTGCATTTCCAGAAGTTTTCGATTGAGGTGTTGCGACAATACTTTCCATCCACAACTCAAAGAAAATTCTTTCAATCATATCTTCAGCGCAAATGATAGAAAGATTGATATCGTTATATGTTACATCATAGGGCAACTTAAGTGCAGGTCCACCACCACCTACATCATCTGCTGTGGTGATTGTTCTTCCAGGAAACTCTGCTTGTTCGCATCGAAAAGAAAACGTATCCTTAATCTGAGGGATTGCTTGATTTGCATTGATTAACAGACTATCCGTACCATTCAATTCTGCATAGAAGAGATTTGGTCTTACAATTTTTGCGATTGAACTTTTAAATTCCGATAATTTTGCGATGTTAGACATTTATCGTCCTATTTTCTTTCGTGAGTCTTCCCATATTCTTCCTGTGTCAGACTTTCTAAACGATTCTGTTGGTAGAAACAAAGCAATATCCCACTCTGTTGCTGGTATTTCTAAAAATTGCGAACGAACATGATTTCTCAAATACTTCTTAATTGTTGGCTTAAAGAATCTATACTTAGAAGCACCTTGAAGAATTGAATACGAAACTTTCATTCGTGTCGTTGCATCATACTTTTTATTCGTTACATTGGGATATAATGCGTCCATTAACTTTGCTCGAAGAATAGGCGGCAAGTAATGAAAGTTGATACCTAAAAATCCATCCGCCTCAAAGCGAATTGGAAAAATCAAAGGAAATGTATCATAGTATGGCAGTTCTTTTTTCATTTTAGGATCATAGCGAAATGCATACATGAGTCCATACTCCATGTCTGATGTTTTTCTAGTCGCATCTGCGCGATTTAGAATTCGACTTGGTGTAATATTGCCAGTTACACTTCCCGCTTGGTCTCTAAACCAATCCCTCGCCGCCCTTGTTTTTGCGGGCACGATTCCTTGGCGAACGCCTTGCTGTAAAATTGTATCGAATATGGTTGTCATGCTTCTATTTATCTCAAATCTTTGTCAGTTATGATTTTAAATTCCCATTTTCTATCTTCACAGAACTCATTGGCAGCCTTCCATTTCGCTTGATTAACGCCCCATGTCGCAACTTCATTCAGAAACCTTCGTGTGGGCTTACCGTTTGGTGTATCTTTACGTTTTGGGGGTTGAGTTTGAATTTGAGGTTTGATTTCAATCAGCGCAGACTTAACTTCACCAGTATTTGTCTTATACTTGATGTAAAAGTCCACAAAATATCGATGCCAACGATTATCGATGGGCGATTTGTATGGAACAACTATCTCTTCAGATGACCACTCTAAAATTGAAGAATTCGTATCACAATAAACCATAAATTTTCGTTCAAGTAGACTGCGATAGATCACATTTGTTGGGTCGCCTTTATATTTTTGATAGTTTTTTGGCTTGAATCGACCTTTATAAGACATAAATAGATAAGATAAATTTTAGTTCACGAGGAAAACGAATGGCATTTGTTCTATACACAGAAAAGCCTAGCGGAGGTTATTATCCGACAAGCGATAACCTATATTTTGGTGTTGGTGAAAACGGCAATATTGATTCGGCTCACGCGCCATATGCTGTACCTGTAGCAAGATTTGAATTTTATAATAACAGAGGAGAACCTTTAGCAGATGCACCTGTTATTTATGTTCGCTTTAATAGTGGATTTGATTCAAACTTATCTCAAGGTTGGCAGTCAACGCAGGCGTTTGGTGCGTCATATGCCGGTCTTATGGGTGATGGGAATCCTGCACAAGAGTTCTTAGGACAATTCGGCTTAGGTATGAGTGTTATCGAAAGTGTGGGTAAGAGCGCATATGAAGCACTTACTCGACAAATTCTAAACGCAATGGTTGGGGTTACAGGTTTTGCCGCAAGTATGGGTGCTGGTGGCAAAACTCAAGCAGAATTTTTGATGCGTAGAATGGTCAATAACTTTCAGCAACTTGCGTATGCTGGTCCTGTTTTTAGAAGATTTCAGCCATCATTCATTATGCGTCCAACTTCAGAAGCAGAAGCAGAAGCAATGAATAAGATTGTTGCATCTTTTAGAGTTGCATCATCTCCTAAAACTGATATTGGTACAGATAAGATTTCAAGTTTAGGAAATACCGAACAAGAACTGATTGCGGGAAGCGCAACAGTAGAACAAAATAAAGATGAAACTGCTGAGGCGGCAGCGGCTAGACAACAGGCAGAGGCAGTAGATTCTGCCTCTGCTGATATTCTTGGTCTTGGAGAACAAGAAAAAGAATTTGGAACACCACTCACGTTTATCTATCCAGATATGGTTAAGTATTCAATCTATCTTGTAGTAGGTGGAACAACCAATCTACTATTCGATTCGGAACTTTGCATGATTGAAAACGTATCTACAAACTACGGATCACAAAGTAAACTCGCATTTTTTGATGTGGGCGAAGGAAACAAGTATTATCCAACAGAAGTCACTCTTACTCTATCATTACAAGAGAGCGTTCTTGTTACGGCAGAAAGAGCGGCAGCCGATTATGCACAAGACCTAGTGATGTATTAATATGTCAGGATTTTTTTCAAAAGCACAAAAAACAATTTTCAAAGTTGATGACTTTGATTACGTTGAAGCCGTTGATCTGACTGCTGGATTTAAAGTCAGAGAATTTATCCAAAATGTATCAGGCATTTCTTATGTTCCTTATGTTGTTCAGGATGGTGAACGTCCCGACAACGTTGCAAATAAAGCATACGATGATCCAACTTTAGATTGGACAGTTTTAATTGCAAATAACATTCAGAACATTTATGACGAATGGCCTAAAGATTCTGAGACTTTCAAACAATACATTATTGAAAAGTATGGAAGTTTAGAAACGGCTATGGCGACTGTAAAGTATTACTATGACGGATCGGGAAATATTATCAATTCTGCCGACTATGGAGTGTTGTCTTCCAACTCAGGAAAAAGAACTGAAACAGATTATCAATATGAAACTAGAGTGAATATCAACAAGTCTAAGATTCGTTTGTTCAGACCGTCAATAGCAAAATCAATGTCATCATTACTTAGAAACATTGACAGAAAACCTATCATATAAAAAATGGCATCTAAAAAACTTGTCATAACTCCTCCTTCTGGTGGGGGAAAAAAGCCAACTGCATATACGTTGGAAAATCCTGAAGTTCCGATTTATGATAATCGAAACACACCGGAGCCTACCTTTGGCGCAGATGTTAGTGTTCGCGAAGTTTCCATGACTCTGAACAATGGCGCAAAAATTGACTTGCGCGGTTACTTTGAAAGTGTTATAATTGAAGAGAGTATGTTCAACACCAAAGTAAGCGGATCGGTAATTATCAATGACCTTATTGGAGCATTGGAAAAGTTTGAAATTCGCGGCGGAGAAAGACTTAATTTAAAAATATACAAGCCAGAGTCGGAAGACATTTTAATTTGGCGCGAAGATTTTATTATCAACAAAGTAAACAAACATGAAATTGATGTAACTAGCGGTAGTGGTAAATATCAATTGATGTTTACCTCAAATAGTTTTGTGCGTTCGATTAAAAAAACAATTTACAAGTCATTTAAAAACACACCTTTACTTTATGCGGTTCGTAGTTTATATTCAGAAATGTCTGCAAATGATTTGATGGTTGAGGATCCAGAAATTACTTTAACTGAACCTTTTATATGCACCGGTATACCACCGCACGTAGCAATCGATGCGTTAGCACAAAGATCATCAGGTCCATTAAAGTATTATGTTTTCTTTGAAAGATTTGTTCCTGTCACTGGTCAATATGTTTCTCCAAATGAAATTGGCGGAGGACAATCATTCTCAGGTTCTCATTATTTTGGTTCAGTTGAACAATTGATTGAATCTACCGATGAAACTGGAATTAAAGTTTTGACATTTGGAAATAAAACGGATGCTAACGTAGAGAAAGCAAATATAGTTCGCGTATCAAAACTTGTAAAAGAATCCAACTTCAATCACTTAGAATCTACTTTGTTGGGATTACATAAAACAAAATTTACATATCTTGATCTGAAAAATAGAACGACAACAAACAAAACGATTTCATACGGAGATAAAACATTCTTCGATAATGTGAGTGGAGATTTTTACAACAATTCGTTTCTTACACCTGAAAATAAGTTTTTTCAGGGTGGTTTATCTGAAACAGGAACTAGAAAACTTACAACCGCAAATAACTTTGGAACTAAGAAAAAAGAAGAATGGTTACCATACAATATTTTTGGTATGTTAACAAAGAATTATTTAAAGTTGTCTGCAATTGTTCAAGGCGGAACCAACAACATATCGGTAGGTAATGTAGTTCAATTAAACGTAATTAGTTATTTTGAAAAAGTAGCAAATGCAAGTTCGGGAACTCCTCCGTTAGATGAAATCTATTCAGGACGTTATTATGTTACTGGAGTAACGCATGTCATTACACAAGAAAAATATCAAAAAACATTAGAGATAAGTAGAGGGTCTAGCAGAAAAGAATTCTATACTGAAGCAGATACACTAATTCGCAAAATTGAATTGGCATATCCTAATCTTGCTAAACTCTTCATTAGATAAAGAGAACAACTATGTCAATACCAATTTCATTTTCAGAATTTGCTACGATGAAAGATTATCGTGCAATGGAACTTGTAGAGAAACAAATTCTTTACAATAACGGCGCACGTTATGGACAAATTGTATTCTTAGCAGGCGGTGCAGGTTCTGGTAAAGGTTTTGCTATTAAGCATTTTATGCAAGGTGAAGAATTCAAAATTCGTGACGTTGATGAATTGAAAATTGCATTTCAGAAATTAGATGATCTTGGTAAGTTTAGCACAAAAGATTTGCTAGACAAATACGGCGACAAGATTTCGCAAAGAGATAGAGACTTAATTCAAAAAGAAGTTCTTGACAAAGGACTTAAAATGTCTGAGTTAAATCTGAAGACGCCAACGCATGTTTACATTCTGCACGTTCTTGTTCGCGCTACTGGCGCTAAAGATAAGACGCTGGAGTTAATGCTTGCTGGCGCAGAAAAAGGACAGTTGCCTAACATTCTATTTGACAGCACATTCAAAGACGTAGAAGATATGGAAAAAGTATTGCCGCTTCTACTCAAAGCAGGATACGAACCAAAGAACATTCATTTGACTTGGGTGTTGACAAACTATCAGATTGCAATTAAGAATAACAAGTCACGTAGCAGAGTTGTGCCAGAAGACATTTTACTTGCAACACACAAAGGTGCAGCCGAAACAGTTTACAGTTTAATCAATACTGGTTTGCCAGCAGATGTAAATGGTGGTATCTATGTAATTCTAAACAATCCAGAAAATACTATTTTGATTGTTGATCCAAAAACATCAAAGCCATACAGAGACAAAAGAGGCAACCCTGTCATTAAAGACTTTAAGTATCTTGTGATGAAAGAGCCAGGAAAGCCAGCAAAGAAAGAAATTGAACTTAAGAAGCAATTGCTAACTTGGATTCGTGATAACACACCACCAGATTCGTTAGACACTTCAGAACTAGACAACCTATGAAACGTTTTAAAGATTTTATTCAAGGCACCACAGTCTCACAAGAAGAGTGGGAAGAAGATATGTTCGGACCAGAATTGCTTGAGGTATTAAAGCAAGTTGATGGTAAGTGGGCGCTAGTATCAAAGAATACAGGAAGACCGCTTGCATACTATGACGGTGAAGGCAAACCTTCAGATGAATGGATTGCTAAACAAGAAAAACGCATACAGTATTTCAAGCACAGAGGATAATGAATGCAGAATTTTTTAGGTCATGATGGGTTTATCTGGTGGGTTGGTGTTGTAGAAGATATCAGAGACCCCGAAACATTAGGTAGATGTAAAGTTAGAGTTTTTGGATATCACGATGACTCTAGTTTGATTCCTACTGTAGATTTGCCTTGGGCAACTGCAATTCACTCACCGAATACACCAAACTTATATTCTCCACTTGAAGTTGGAGATTGGGTCTTTGGTTTCTTTTTAGACTCTTTAAATGCACAAGAACCTGCTATCGTTGGTGTAATTCCTAGTAAGTTTGCAAATACGCAAGTGACACGTTCTTTTAGCCGTGTTCATACAAATGGTAATTCAGGCAACACCACTTGTTTAGAATTAGGAAATAATTACATTGAAGTTGTTGAAAAAAGTTTGACAGAATCAAACGGATACATTCAAGTAAGTCACAATCTATCTAAAGCAACTTTAACCTTTACGTCAAATAGTGACGTTGAGATGTATAGCATATCTAACGCAAATACTGTATCAAACAACGTTTTTATTACTTCAAACACATTAACTGCAACGATTGATGAAGCCTGTTCAATTGCCTCAAACACGATCATTATTGATACAGAAACAAACGCAACTTTTGATTCGGGAAATACAACGTTTCAAGCCAACGGATTGTTTTCTGTTAACGCAAATTATATTTCTTTAGACTCAGCAACAGACCTCAGATTTGC